ACTATCTTAATTGGTAGTAATTTATCTGGAATTGACTTGTATGAAAGAGAGCCAAAATGGAAGCTAGAGGGAATTATCGTTTAAGGCCAATTTCAGAACTTGGAAGCGGGACATTTGGGAGAGTAGAGAAAATCGAACTCTTCAATTCTAGTGAGCATTTTTGTGGCTATTACGCCCGCAAAAGTCTCGCAGTCAATCACGACATTGTTGGTTCAATCTTCAGTCCTGATGACTGGAGAAGACGATTTGAGAGAGAAGTGACATACCAATCTCGCTGTCGACATTCAAATGTTGTTCCTGTGTTAATACACAATCTCGATGCAGAGCATCCGTGGTTTGTTATGCCGCTAGCAGATACGGATCTTATGAAGGAGATCGACGGAAACGTATTAAGTGATGATGAGAAACTACTGGCGATTAGAATGATGTTACTCGGCGTCCAATACATCCACAAACGAGGGTATCTTCATCGAGACCTCAAGCCAGAAAATATCCTAAAGTTTTCTGACGGGCAGTACAAAGTCTCTGATTTTGGTTTAGTTAAGCACGATGACCCTAACGCAGCTTCGGCAGTACTAACGAATATTGCTGTCACCATGGGAACTGATGGGTATAAAGCTCCAGAAGTGAACAGGGGTCTGTATAGTCCTAAAACTGACATCTATGCAGCGGGTGCGATAGTGAATATTTTAAATTTAAGCCATGTGGATGGTATTGATGCTCTGATAGGCAAGGCTACAGCTTACAAACCGACTGCGAGATATGATTCAGTCAGTGAGATGCTTGCCGATCTTGACGCCATAATTGAAGGGAGGCAGGCATGATAAATCTTCTAAGTTGCGGCTTTTTCTCATGTCCTAAGGATTCCGACCGCGGCAATCAGGACTCATATGTTTTGCCAGCACCGACAGGTAACGGATTCGTTTTTGCAGTCGCTGATGGCGTTGGCTCATACGAAGGTGCTAAAGAGATAGCCGATGTTGCTACTTCTGCTCTTCGGTATACCAATAACGAAAGTATTACGGATATTCAAAAAACATTTCTGGGTCTAAAAGAAAAGGTAGATGCGGTTGTAGATGCTAAGTCTGAATGGATCAATGCAGCGACAACTCTTTCATTCTGTTTTATTGACCATGAAGCTTTGTATGTTGGGCATGTTGGTGATACCCGCGTTTATGTTAAAAAAGGCGCTAAGTTGGCATTGATAACCAAAGATCACACTCAACACCAAGAACTTTTTGATGATGGGATTTACACGAAGAAAGAGTTACGTGATTTACCAGGTAAAAACACTCTTACTTCGGCAATATCCAGAAACATTGCTTTACGCTTCCAAAGCGTTAAGTTGCCCTTATCGGAACTGGTAGATGAAAATGGACTCATTACTGTTTACATCATGTCAGATGGCGCACATCATTTCTGGGAACAAAGGCCAAGACTCTCCCTTGAAACTATCTCGAAAGCGCCAAAGTTTGCCGCAAGCTTGCTGAGAAGGATTGAGCGATCCGGACCCATAGATGATTACACGCTAATCGCTGCCTCTTTCCAAACATCGAAGTAGTAATAAACCGCCTGAGGGCGGTTTTCTTTTCCTCAACAGCTATCCATCAACATCAGCTGTATCCCTTAGTGGGGTTAAATATTCGAGATTGATTATTATTTGAAAAGGTACTCCTGACGGTTCTGAACACCGAGGGGGCGAGGACACGCGGGAAACGGCTAGTTTTTTGCATTTTATGGGTTTCATCATCATCTGTTTAACCTCTTGATATTTCAGTCCTGATCATTAGCAGGATGTCGAAATGACTATTTTTTGTTCACCATCATGGATAACGAACTCAAAAATTTCCGGCTGAATATCACGCAGCTGGCAGCCATTACCGATCTGCACCGCCAGACGGTCGCGAGCAAGCTTGCAAATGTTCAGCCGGCACCGGGCAGCAATCCAAAACTTAAGCTTTATGCCATCGCCGATATCCTCAGGGAGTTGCTGACGAGTACCACACCGTCGGAGCTGGTGGACGTCGACAAAATGCTTCCCCCCGATCGTAAAGCCTGGTTTCAGTCGGAGCGTGAAAGGCTCAAGTTTCAGCAGGAAACAGGGGAGCTGATCCCGGCGTCAGAAGTCACCAGAGAATTTTCCTCCATGGCAAAAGCAATGGTTCAGGTGCTGGAGACGTTACCCGACATCCTTGAACGAGACTGCGCCATGACCCCTTCCGCAGTTGTCAGGGTGCAGCAGGTTATTGACGATCTGCGCGACCAGATAGCCCTCAAAGTTGAGCAGGCCGACTCACCAGAACAGGAGGAAATGCCAGAAGAGGAGTAAATCATGCGACAGGCCACGGCAGCGGAAGTCAGGCGTAACGCTTCCGCCATTCTCAAAGCCCCGCGCCGTATGCCTGTGGCTGAGGCGGTTCAAAAATTTATGCGCGTACCTATGGGGGCCGGTAACTCGGTACCGTGGGATCCTGCTGTCGCTCCCTATGTGATAGAGCCGATGAACTGCCTCGCGATGCGTGAATATGATGCAGTGGTGTTTGTTGGACCGGCACGAACGGGGAAAACGATAGGCCTGGTGGATGGCTGGGTTGTATACAACATTGTCTGCGACCCGTCCGATATGCTCGTCGTTCAGATGACCGAGGAGAAAGCGCGCGAGCACTCTAAAAAACGTCTGGCGAGAACGTTTCGTGTCAGTCCTGAAGTGGCGAAACGCCTGAGCCCGTTGCGAAACGACAACAACGTGCATGATCGTACTTTTCTGGCGGGCAACTATCTTAAGATTGGCTGGCCTTCCATCAACATCATGTCCTCGTCAGATTTCAAATGTGTAGCGCTCACCGATTATGACCGCTTCCCTGAGGACATCGATGGCGAGGGTGACGGTTTTACCCTGGCTTCCAAGCGTACCACCACCTTTATGTCCGCCGGGATGACTCTGGTGGAGTGTTCGCCAGGCCGGGACATTCGCGACAGCAAATGGCGCCGAAAATCTCCCCATGAAGCACCACCAACGACAGGCGCGCTTTCGCTGTACAACCGTGGAGATCGCCGTCGCTGGTACTGGCCGTGCCCGCATTGTGGTGAATATTTTCAGCCTGCGATGGAGGCGATGACCGGATACCGCGATGAACCTGATCCGGTAAAAGCCAGTGAGTCGGCTCATCTGCTTTGTCCGCATTGCAGCACCATTATTACCGCAGATAAAAAGCGCGAGCTTAACGGGGTGGGTGTCTGGTTGCGTGAAGGTCAGAGTATTGACCGGGACGGCAAGATTTCCGGTGAGCCGCGACGCTCGCGCATAGCGTCGTTCTGGATGGAGGGGCCCGCAGCCGCGTACCAGACCTGGGCGCAGCTGGTGTACAAACTGCTTACGGCTGAGCAGGAGTATGAGGCTACCGGCAGCGAAGAAACCCTCAAGGCGGTTATCAACACCGACTGGGGGCTGCCGTACCTGCCGCGCTCGGCCAGCGAACAGCGACGCGCCGATGTGCTGATGCAGCGTGCGGAGGATTACGGTAAACGCCTGGTTCCGCCGAAGGTGCGTTTCCTGCTGGCAGCCGTCGACGTTCAGGGCGGGAAAAAGCGCCGTTTCGTCGTGCAGATAATTGGTTATGGCGAAAACGGTGAACGCTGGCTGGTGGATCGCTACAACATCCGCCAGTCCCTGCGCTGCAATGAACATGGCGAGGCGGAGCCAGTCCACCCCGGCGCGTATCCGGAGGACTGGCAGCTGCTGGTCTCCGATGTGCTGGAAAAAACTTACGCACTTCAGTCTGACCCGGCGCGGCGTATGCCGGTGCTGGCCATGGCCGTCGACAGCGGCGGTGAGGAAGGGGTGACAGATAATGCCTATAAATTCTGGCGCCAGTGTCGCCGGGATGGTCTGGGTAAACGTGTCTATCTGATCAAGGGCGACAGCACAAAACGCCAGAAAATTATTACCAAAACTCACCCGAATAATACCGAACGCAGTGACCGTCGCGCTGATGCACGTGGCGAGGTGCCGGTGTATCTGCTGCAAACCGACCTGCTCAAGGATCAGCTCAGCAATAACCTTGATCGTGAGACCCCCGGTGCGGGCTATATCCATTTTCCCGACTGGCTGGGGGAGTGGTTCTACGAGGAACTGACCTACGAAGAGCGCGGCGTGGATGGCAAATGGCGTAAGCCAGGCAAGGGCGCCAACGAAGCCTTTGACCTGTTCTGCTATGCCCACGCCG